CAATAGGAGTATACCCTCAAAATAATAACTTGTATTCGGAATACTACAAGGCATTGATTGATTCTATTGGAGACAGAAACAGTAGGCTATTGGAAGGCTATTTCTATTTGACTCCGACTGACATTTCTAATCTTGATTTCAGAAAAATTATCAAGGTAGGAAATCATTTCTTTCAACTCGAAAAGGTAGACAAGTATAACCCTATAGCAAATGGTTTGTGCTATGTTTCGTTGTTTAAAATACTTAGAAACATTAGTCCTGTTGACTATGACTTTATTTTACTTGAAGATGATTCGTACATGCTACAAGAAAACGGAAGTTCTAGATTTTATATTTAAAATGTATGGCAGATAAGAGAATAAGTCAATTAGTTGAGAGAACAGACATTGCAAATAATGATGTTCTTCCTATAGTAGCAAGTGGTGCTACCACAACCAACAAAGTAACTGTTTCCACCTTGCAGGAATGGATGCAGGACAACCTTGATGTAGGAGTTACTTCGGTAGGAATTACACTAGGCACTACGGGAACGGATGTAAACGTGACGGGTTCGCCTATCACTACTTCGGGAAACATTACTATCAATATCCCTGATGCTTCTGCTACTGCAAGAGGTGTGGTATCTACAGGTACTCAGACTTTTGCAGGAAATAAAACTCTAGTTAGAAATATCAATGTTAATGGAGTTTATGTAGGTAGAGGAGCAAGCGGTGGAGATTTGTTTTCAGGAATTGCAGGAAATACTTCAGTAGGTTCTTCTGCTTTGATTTCAATTACTACAGGCTTTCCAAATACTGCTTTAGGTAGTGAGGCTTTGAGAAACATCACTACAGGAGCAAACAATATTGCCATAGGTAGTGAAGCAGGAAAACTAGATGCAGGCTCAGGTGCAGCAAATGCTACTTCATCAAGTTCTATTTATATCGGCAATAGTACAAAGCCACAATCAAACGGAAACACAAATGAGATTGTGATAGGTCATGCTTCTTCAGGAAATGGAAGCAATACAACAACCATTGGAAATAGTTCCACCACATTCAACAGGTTCTTTGGGGCTACCCTTTCGGATTCTTTTAGACTACCTTCTGATGGAGGTGGAAATCAAGTGACTGTCTTTGAAAATATAGGCACTATTCACACGGGAAGCGCAGGTTCAAATATTTTCGGATTCAATAATTCAAACAATATTTTCTTTGGCAAAGGCTTATCAAATGGCGGAGTAATTCAATGGACAAATGCAGCGGTAAGGTATTACACTTTGCCTGATGCAGATGGAACTATTGCCTTGACTTCAGACTTGACAGGCTACGTCACCCTAGGAACTGTCCAAACTATCACGGGTCAAAAGACCTTCAATAGCACGATTGTTGGACAGGATGCAACCCTAACAAGCAGCGGGTCAAACCGTACCTTGCTAGTCACTCACTCAAGTGGTAGCGGTATTGCCGTAGATATCAGTAAAGGCGGTAATGGCGAAGGCCTAAGAGTTACAAAGACTAGCGGAAGCGGTAATGCGGTGACTATTTCAGGTGGTCTTTTATCTGCTGAAGCAGTGACTTTGACAGGTGCTTTAAACGGGACTAGTGCAAATTTCACAGGTAATCTTGCATCAGATACTTCAGTTATTGCAGGTCAGGCTTTCAGGTCATTGCATTCAGGTTCTGTGTCTACTATAAATGGTTATAATTCAATTCAAGGAGATGCAAATGGATTTATAGTAGCAAATACTACAAAAGGATTCAGAATTAATTTTCCATCAAATTCTAGTTTTACACAAACTTTGCCTGATGCATCAGGTACTATAGCCTTGACTAGCAACCTATCTGCTTACTTACCTTTGGCAGGTGGTACTTTGACAGGTGCTTTGAACGGGACTAGTGCTAGTTTTACGGGGGATGTTTCATTATCGGGGGCACAAAATGTAAGATGGGGTTTAGATGATGGCTCTGCAAATGCTAGATCATGGGGAATAAGAAACGGATATAATGCTTCAGGTGATTTTGTAATTCTTTCATCTTCTACAAATAATACAACCTTAAATACAGTACAATTACAAATAGCAAGAACAGGCGCGGCTACCTTCTCAAGTAGCGTGACGGCTAATGGATTAAGATTAAATGGAGGAGATTCTACCAATACTATATATGCAGGTAGTTCAAATATGGGTATTACTTCTGAAAGTGGATACAATATTTTTATAGGTAGAGTCAGCAATACAATAATAGGCTTAAATGTAAATACTTCCTCAGGCAACGTAGGCATCGGCACGGCTAGTCCAGATGCAGGATTAACTATTGAAACAGCATCAAATTCATTTAATGCATTGGCTTTAAGAGATTCAAGAGCATTCAACGCAAGTCCAGAGGCAGCCTTGGCTTTTAGAGTTAAATTTAATAGTTCAGGGGCTTTTGCTACTCCTGCTTTATTGGTAGCCTATAAGGATAATGCAACAGATGGAAATCAGGCAGGAGGATTGCAATTTTATACAAACGGAAATTCAGGTGCAACCGAAAGAATGCGAATCACTTCGGATGGTTATGCTAGGCTATCAACTAGTTCAGGCGGTATCCAATTCAACGGAGACACGGCAGCGGCTAATGCTTTGGATGATTATGAGGAGGGGACTTGGACGCCTGTTGTACAAATTGGTGCAACAGTTAATACCGCCTCTGTAACAAAAGGAAGATATACTAAAATTGGAAATGTAGTTTATATTCAGGCAACAATTACTGGTATAACTAAATCAGGAACGGGTAATTTGACAATTGCAGGATTACCTTTTACTGTAGGCCCAACTACAACTTTTGGAGATACACAAGGGACTTTAAGATGGGATGATATTTCAAGTAGTGGTGTAATATATCCTTATTTTAGTGAAAGTAATACTTTTATTACAATGCAAGATTTTAGTACTACTGGATATGTTGGCATTGTTAATGATACTCAAATTTCATCATCATATCAATTATATGGTATCTCAGGATTTTATATGGTTTAAACAAAAATAAAATGGCTCTAACAGAAAAAACAATAGTAGACAAAATAGAGGTACTTGAAAGCAACTCTATTCAAGTAAGGACTGCAAACATTATCGAGAAAGACGGGGTGGAAATTAGCCGAACCTTTCATCGTCATGTAGTCAATCCTAGCAATGACATTAGCGGAGAAGATGCCAAGGTTCAAGCGGTAGCAAATGCCGTATGGACTGAGGAGATTATCGCTGAATATTTACAATCACAAAACCAAATAAAAACAAAATGAAAGTAACGCTAACAGAAGACCAAATCAAAATGTTGGAAGCATGGGCGCAAGAACTGCCAACTAAGTACGGGATGTCCTTCATCCAATTCCTAGCACAGCAAGTGCAGGAGCAGAACCCGAAGGAAGAAGTAGAAGCAGAGTAAAAATCAAATGGGGAATTCTTGGGGATTCCCCAAACCTTTAAAAACCCAATCCAATGGCTGAAGAAAATAAAATCATTTTAGATGCAGATGTCAAACCCCTCAAGAAACAATTAAGGGAAGCGACTCAAGAACTACAAGTAGCAAGGCAGAAATACGGGGAATTCTCAGATGAAGCCGTAAACGCAGCGCAAAAGGTAGCGGGCATTCGTGATGAGATTGATGCAGCCAATGAGGCGGCTCAGTTATTTGATCCAGGCAAAAGGTTTCAGGCATTAACCACAGCAGCGACTACAGCAGCCGGAGGCATTGCAGCAGTTCAGGGTGCTATGGCTTTATTCGGTAACCAATCTGAAGAGGTAGAAAAAGCACTCCTAAAAGTTCAGGGTGCAATGGCCCTTTCTCAGGGGCTTTCTCAGTTGAAAGACATAGGCAAAGTAGGCGAGCAGTTAAGCATCACATTTAAGGGATTGACAGCAGGGGCCAACACCTTCAAGAAGGCTTTAATCTCTACGGGTATCGGTGCTTTGGTAGTGGCTGTCGGCCTATTAGTGGCCTATTGGGAAGACATCCTTTCCCTAGTTGGTGGTGTATCAGGCGAACAGAAAAAACTCAATGAGGCTACCCAAAAAGACCTAGCAGCAAATCAAGAAAAACTTGAGGCAATTGACGGGCAAACCAATCAACTAAAATTACAGGGCAAATCTGAGGAGGAGATCCTGCAGTTGAAGATGGCTCAAACTGATGAGGCTATCAAATCGGCTGAGATCAACCTACAAAATGCAGAGGCTACAAAGAACGCACAGGTAGAAGCGGCAAAAAGGAATCAGGCTATCCTTGCAGGGGTAATAAAATTCGTATCTCTACCATTGACAATGATCCTTGCTTCGATTGATAATATCAGCGGAGCATTGAAGCAGTTGGGTGTTATTGAGGAGGCTACCAATTTGGTAAATGATTCGACTAATTACCTAGCCTCTTTTGTATTCGATCCCGAGGCGGTAGCGGAAGAGGGAGATGCTACGATCAAAGAAGCGCAGGGTACTCTTGACCGATTGAAGGAGCAAAGAGCAGGATACGATTTGGCATCTATGGAAGCACAGAAAGCAGCCGGAGAAAAGGCATCAGCAGAAAGAGAAAAGCAGATGCAGAAGGAGATGGAGGCAGAGGCTATCCTTCAGGAGGCAAGAAATAAAATGCTAAACGAGCAGCAGCAGCAGGAGGAAGCAATCAAGAAAACCTATGCTGAAAAGCAGAAGAAACTAGATGAAGCAGGGGTGAAAGATGACGGCAGTCTTGAGGCTGCGAGAAGCAAAGAACTTCAGGCGGTACGGGATAAATTCCAAAAGGAGGAAGCAGCGAAAGAGGCGGAATTCCAGAAGCAATTAAATGACATTAGAACCCAGACTAGGCTTGAAGGAATCACAGATGAAAACGAAAAAGCAAGGGAGCAGATCCTGATAGAATACCAGAAGCAGAGAGATGAAGTACTCAACAATGAGAAACTAACTTCCGAGCAGAAGATAGCCCTACAACTAGAACTTGCACAGCAGGAACAGCAGGCACTTGCTACCCTTCAAGAGAGCATTGATCTAGCAAATTCAGAAAGGGCTATAGCAGAACTAGATATGCAGATGAAAGAGGCGGAAGCAAGTTTCCAAATTCAAAAGGATTTGATTGACCAGAAAGAAGCCCTATCCCTTGAGCAGTTTCAAAAGGGATTGATTAATGAACAGCAATACAATGAAGCCTTGAAGGGATACTCTGAGGCTCGTATGGAGATCGATAAAAAAGAGAATGAGGCAAAGATGGCAAATGCTGCTATGGCTGCAGGTCTTCTAGGTACTGTCTCTGATCTAGTAGGAAAGAACACGGCAGCGGGAAAGGCTACGGCCATTGCTGCTACCACTATTGATACCTATCTAGGAGCGCAGAAAGCCTTTACTTCGCAGTTAATTCCAGGTGATCCTTCATCCCCTATCCGTGCTGCCATTGCTGCTGCTGTAGCGGTTGCCGGTGGTATCAAGAACGTGAGAGAGATCGTGAAAACTAAGGTGCCTGGAGGTGGTGCTGCATCTGCTCCTTCCATTTCGGCTGCTGCTCCTGGTGGTGTTCCTCAAGTACCTACTATCGGGAACAGTCCTATCACGGCACTAGGTGCTGCCATGCAACCTACCCAACCTTTGAGGGCCTATGTAGTAGAAAGCGAAGTGACAGGGACACAGAAGAGGGTAGCAGATATTGAACGTAGAGCAGGATTTTAATAGTTACAGATATGGAAAAGAAACTACCACTATATGAAATGATGATAGGGGATACGATCGAAGGCGAAGAAGAAGTTGACTTCATAGCCCTAGTAGAATACCCTGCAATTCAAAAAAACTTTTTAGCCTTTTCTCAGCAATTTGTAGAACCTGCACAAGGTGAAAGCAAAGAAGACTTTCTACCTAGATGCATTGAATACATGATCAATGAGGGTAAGGAATCAGATCAAGCGGTGGCTATCTGCTCGACTCAATGGGAAGGAAGATTCCAAGAAGACTCATATAATGACTACCCTCAATCAGCAAAAGATAATGCCGAAAGGGGTATCCGTTTGAATGAGGCAATAGGGAATAGATGCGCTACTCAGGTAGGAAAAGTTCGTGCGACTCAAATAATGGCAGGCGAAAACTTGTCGAGAGAGACCATCCGAAGAACATACTCCTACCTCAGTAGGGCTGCTGAGTATTATAACCCTGAAGATACTGAAGCCTGCGGGACTATCTCATATCTTTTGTGGGGTGGTGAGCCTATGCTTCGATGGGCAGAAAGCAAAATGAATCAGGAAGATTTTCGGGCTGTAGGTTTTAACAAGTTTAGCATCGAGAATCAAGATCAGAGAATCGTGACTGGGCCTTTAATGGTAGCGGATCTACCGATCTACAGAAGGGATCAGGATGAGGAGTACTATGTTTCTTTTTCTGCTGCTGAAATTAAAAAGATAGTACAGAGATTCTTTAAGAAAGGCTACCAAAGCAAGGTAAATGTAGAGCATAGCACTCCTGTAGATGGGATCTATATGTTTGAATCTTACATCATTGATAGGGAGAAAGGCATCATGCCTCCGAAGGGATTTGAAGATATCTCAAATGGCTCATGGTTTGGGTCTTTCAAAGTTGATAATGAGAAGATCTGGAATGAAGTAAAGGCAGGTACTTTCAAAGGCTTTTCTGTGGAGGGGCTTTTCCGATATGAGAAGACCAATAAAGTAGTAACTCAGGACGAGGAAATAATGTCACAGATCTTCAAGATCCTTTCTCAAATTGAACATTAAAAATCAATTTAATATTTACAATTATGAACGCAAAAGAAGCACTAGTAGAAATCAAAAAACTACTTTTCTCAGAGGCAGAAAAGCAGGCAGCCTTCGCACTTGTTGAAGGTAAACTTGTGGATGGCACAGTAGTAGCCTACGATCTTGAGGCGGGTGATATTTTCGTAATCGGTGAAGATGGGGCGCAAATCCCTGCACCTATTGGAGAGCATCAACTTGAGTCAGGTGAAATCGTGGTAGTACTTGAGGAAGGTAAAATTGCAGAGGTAAAGAAAGAAGAGCCTAAGATCGAAGTAGAGATTGAGGCTGCTGCTGAAGTACCTGCAGAGGAAGATCCTAAAAAGGACGAAGCAATGGCTAAGGTAGAGCAAGCCATGGGTGACCTTGAAAAAAAGGTAGAAGAGTTAACTGCTAAGGTAAAGGCAATGGAAGAGAAAGCAGAAGAGGTAAAGGAAGCGGTAAAAATGTCCGCAGTAGTCCTTGAGTCTTTGGCAAAAGAGCCAAGTGATAAAGCAATCACAGCCCCTAACCAATTTGCAAAGCAGTTGAAAGTAGAAAAAGTAGACAGGTATAACAGCCTTCAAAGCGCATTTCAAAAATTAAAAAACAAATAAAAAAATGGCACTAGATTTATCAGGATTAACTAACTATGTGAAGGAGAATGAATTGCAGTTGACTTCTGCAGCCATCTTCTCTGCAAAAACCGCTTCTTTGATTGAAGCACTTGGTAATGTCCAGGTGGGTATCAAATCCGCTGAGACTATCAACATCATGACTACCGATGCGGTATTCCAGGCAGGCGGTACTTGCGGATTCAACTCTTCAGGAACTACCACTATCACACAGCGTACTATCACAGTAGGTAAAATCAAGATTCAGGAAAGCATCTGCCCTAAAGCATTCGAGGCGAAATATACTCAGAAGGCTTTGAGAGAAGGTTCTACCTATGACTACATGGCATACGCTGCTGAATACTCTGCGCAGAAAGTACAGAGAATTGGTGCTGCTCTTGAGACTGCTATCTGGCAGGGTGATACAGCATCTGAGAATGCTCAATTGAACAAGTTCATGGGCTTTGGTACTATCATCAATGCTCTTGGCTTCGGTGGTACAGGTGATCCAATCAATGGAAACTCTGCTCAGGTAACTACCTTGACTACCTCTACTGTGATTGCTGCTGTTGACGCGGTATTCGCTGCCCTTCCTGCTGCCCTTTTGGACAAGGACGATGTGGTTATCTTCTGCGGTAATGATACTTTCAGAGAGTATGTTCTTGCTTTGAGAAACGCTAACCTTTTCCACTACCCTGTGGATGCTGCTAACATGGAACTAGTAGTGCCTGGCACAAACGTGAAGTTGATCGGTGTTAACGGATTGAATGGAACTGACTACCTTGTAGGTCTTTCTATGAGCAATATGTACCTAGGTACTGACCTTTTGAATGAGCAAGATCGTTTCGAGTTGTTCTATGCAAAAGAGGCGGACGAAATGAGATTCGTAGTTGAGTTTAAACTAGGATGTCAACTTGCCTTCCCTGACGAAGTAGTATTCTGGAAGAAGTACGTTGCTCCTTAATTCAAATCACGGGTAGGGGATTCACCCCTACCCTATTTTACTAATCTTTAAATAAAAATAAAATATGGCTTGCGCATTAACTCAGAACTATACCCTTGACTGCAAAGATTCTATCGGTGGTTTGAAGGCAGTATGGTTTGCAGCCGTAGAAGATATTGAATCATGGACAGGTACTGCCGGAACTTACACCGGTGTGACTATGGATTCAGGCAAGTATTTCTGGAAGTATGACCTAGTAAAGGAATCTTCCAACTTTGCTGAAGCCGTAAATACCAACGTTCAGAATGGTACTGTATTCTACGCTCAGACCTTGGAGATCATCCTAAATAAATTGCAAGTAAATACTCGTAACGAGATCCTTCTACTTGCTAAAAATAGACTAGTTGCTTTAGTTCTTGACAATAACGGAAAGACTTGGGTACTAGGTGAAGTGAATGGACTTGATTTGACCGGTGGCGGTTCAGGATCAGGTACTGCATTTGGTGATCGAAATGGCTACACCTTGACATTCACAGGAAACGAGAAAGAACTTGCTGCCCTATTTACTGGCACTCCTCCTGTAGATTAATATTTGGTTTGTTGTTTAGATGTGAAAGCGCCTCCATTTTGGGGGCGTTTTTTTTGTGTACACAATTCTAGTTTTTTCTATTTATAGGTATGGTAATAATTGAGAAGGGTGCAAATAGCGTGATCTATATAGCCCTATTTGATAAACGAGAAACGAGCAGCAATTCCTACACCTTTTTATTTCAGCATGAAGTAACAAAGGAGGAAGTGACTTTAAACCTAACCGATGTGAGTGATTTCAAAGATAGATACTCAGAATTCGCAATCAGCGAAGCATCCTTTACAAGTAGCACAGTAGGCTTTTGGCGTTACTATGTTACCCAAACGGGAAGCGGTGCGGATGTTATTGCTACCGGTAAAATGGAGTTAACTGCACCTAATCTTTCTACTACAGGAGTGGTAAGATACAACGGCTATAATGGTACTTATAAGACCTATACAACAAGCGCATGATAAAATTATTCAAGTTTGACCAAGTGCCTCTGCCCGTTTACAAAGAAGTAAAAGGGAAAGAATACGTTTACTACGGGGAAAAGAATGACTACCCTAACTACCTTCTAAGGATCTACAACAATAGCGCAAAGAATAACGCTATTATAACAGGCAAGGTAGACTACATCTGTGGCAACGGATGGACTGTCAAGGCAGAGGATGAAATGCAGAAGGCGAAGGCATTCGGCTTGATTGATCGAATCAACACCAAGGAAGAAAGCCTTAATGAGTTGACTAAAAAACTTGTTACCGATTTATCTATTTTTGGAGGGTACTACCTACAGGTAATCTGGACAAAAGGCACGGGTGAGATTGCAGAACTTTACCATGTTGACTACTACAAGGTTAGAACGAACCTAGACAATAGTGAGTTTTATGTTTCAGACAATTGGATTAAGAACGATAACGTCAATCCAAGACCTGATTTTGAGACCTACCCTGCATTCGATCCTAATAACACCACAGGCACACAGATCCTGTACTTTAAGGAATACAGAGCAGGGGCAAATACCTACTCGCTACCTGATTACAGAGGGGCTATTTCCTACATTGAACTAGATATTTCAATCGGGGAATACCACCTGAACACCATAAACAATGGTATGTTCTCAAGCAAGTTAATCAACTTGAATGGAGGTAAGGTAAGCCAGGAGGAAGAGGATAGAATCGAAAGACAATTCAAGGATAAATTCTCAGGATCAAAGAACGCAGGTAAATTCATGCTTGCTTTCAATGATTCAAAAGAAAACGAGCCTTCAATAGTAGACCTATCGGGTACTGAATTAGACAAGCATTTCGACCTTTTAAATAAGACTGTACAGCAGGAGATTTTTACCGGTCATAAGGTGACTAGCCCTATGCTTTTCGGAGTAAAAACAGAAGGGCAACTAGGAGGAAGAGCAGAACTTAGAGAGGCATCTGAACTATTCCAGAATACCTATGTAAACGCAAAGCAGCAAAGCCTTGAAGAGGTGGTGAATTACCTTCTGAAGTTTAATGACATAGTAGCCGAACTTGAGATTAAGAAAACTGAGCCGATTGCTTTCCAATTTAGCGAGCAGATTATTTCTACTAACATGACTCAGGACGAGATCCGTGAAAAGTTGGGACTTGCTCCAATCGAGAAGAAAGAAAGCCAAGGATCACAGGATATCATCAACTCTTTGAATAGCCTTTCCCCATTGATTGCTACCAAGGTAGTTGAGAGCATGGATGTAAATGAATTGCGTCAATTGATTGGCCTACCTGTAAGGACTGATATTACTACTCCAGAACAAATTGCTACAGAACCTGCTGCTGCTTTCTCTGATCACCTCCACCTTGAGTGCAGTATCTCAGAACACGATGCAGACATCCTTAAAAAGTTTGAAGGCAAAGGGGTTTCAAAGGACAAATTCAAGGTAATTGAAAGTTCAAAGATGCACTTCTCAAGCATGGAAGACTTCATCAAGCAGGATCTATTTGCTGAGTATCAATTGAATGAAGTGCAAAAGAAGATCATTAACCAAATCAAAAGAAATGATGCGGTGACTATCCCACAAATAGCGAAGGCTGTAGGGATTGATGAGGCATCCGTGATATCAAGAATCAATACCTTGATAGATGACCAGGTGCTAGTAGAAAAGATCTCAAGAGAAGGCTTGATTACTAGATCGGTAACCCGTACAGGAGAAGCGGCTATCAAAAGACTTGAGCCTGTAACTTCCTTTAAGGTGCTTTATTCATACGAGTTAAGACCTAACATTCCAGACCTAAAAGAAGGGTCTCAATCAAGACCTTTGTGTGCAGAATTAATCAAAAGAAATTTATTCTTTACAAGGGAAGAAATTCAAAACTTATCCAATCAGTTAGGCTATTCGGTATTTCAACTTTGTGGTGGATGGTATACAAGACCTGGCACAAACATAAGAACACCTTATTGCCGTCATGAGTGGAAAAGAAATGTAGTAGTAGAAAAGACATCATAATGAGCGCAAATGTTTTAATGATATCGGAACAATCCTTCAAGGATTTCACGGTAGCCTCCGCAAATATTGACCTGAAGAACGTCACTCAGGTGATTAAGATGACTCAGGATAGGTATATACATCCTATCTGCGGGACTGCGCTTTATGATAAGATACTCTCTTTGATCGTGGCAGGTACTATAGGTCAAGGAGGTAATGCAGTCTACAAGACCTTGCTAGATAGTTACCTAACAGATACCCTTTTCAACTATGTCCTAGGTGAATTGCCAATGGCTATGCAGTACAAGTTTGTGAATAAAGGGGTAGTAAAAAGAAAGTCTGAGAATATCACAGAGCCTACATTCGCAGAACTTCAAAGCATTTCTCAGTACTACAAGGGATATGCAGAATGGTACGCAGAAAGGGCTATCAATTACCTATGTGCTAACTCTGAGCAGTACCCTGAATACTTGAATCCTGGGTCTGATGTGACTACTATCCAACCTGTGAGCAATCAGTACAAGGTGGCAATCAATCTAGGCCGTGGGGACTATGAAGATCACAGACCATACAGCGAAAGATACCAAGGCAATCGATACAAAAAACCATTCTAAAAATGGCTTATTCTAAAAACGAAAAAAAGTTAAAAGAATTTCTAAGCAAGCAGCATGACATTAGTAGACCTAGTCAAAAAGTTAAAAGCAATCCAAGAAGCGCACCCAATGATCCGAACCTTCGGAGAGGGTGACATCTATGACTATGTAGATAATGGCGGAGAGATTCAGTACCCTGTTCTTTGGACTGTGGTACGGCCTGCAATCTATAATTCTACTACTCTACGCTATGACCTAGTCCTTCTCTTTGCTGATCTATTGACTGAAGACAAGAGCAATAGGCTACAGATTCAAAGTGACCAGATGCTTGTGGCTTTGGATGTCCTAGCAAAATTAAAACTTGATAATGACTACACCTTTAATACTGCTCCTAACTCGACTCTGGAATTTTTCCAAGAGCGCTTTGATGACTTTACAGCCGGTGTATCAATCTCTGTACAGGTTACTGCTCCTATGCCTTTAGACCTTTGTTCCATCCCTACCGAATCATAAAATGAATATCTTGCAGAAAGATGAAATAGGAGTACCCTCCACATTAGTAGCAGTACTTGCGAATGTTTTCCAAGCCATAGGAATAGACTTCTTGAATGTGGTTTTGACTATGATCATTTCGCTTCTATCTATAGTGTGGCTAGTGTATAAAATCAAAAACGAAAAAGCAATCTTTGACAGCAGGAAAGATGAAGAAGGGAAGTAGTGCGCAGGTTAAAGTGACCTTTGGAAAAAGGAGAAACGGAAAGGCAAAGAAGGCCTATAGTAAGGCATTGAATAAACCTAAAAAATACAGAGGTCAGGGAAGATGAAAAGGCCTATTAAATATATTGCAATCCATTGCACGGCTTCCCAACCTACTGCTACCGTGGCAGCCATTCAAAGGCATTGGAAAGATACGCTAGGATGGAAGTCCCCAGGCTATCATTTGCTGATTGAGGCTAATGGCACTATTCATAGGCTCATGGATTTTAACGGAATAGCCAACGGGGTAAGGGGTTTCAATAAAGAATCAATTCACATTTCTTATATAGGTGGAATCACCAAGGAAGGAAAGCCTGTAGATAACAGAACCGATGCGCAGAAAAAAGCAATTTTGCTGTGCATAAAAGAGGTGATTGAATGGAGTGACAACAAGTGCTTGATCATCCAAGGTCATAGAGATTTTCCAAACGCAAATAAAGCCTGCCCTTGCTTTGATGCGAAGGCAGAATACAGAGGGATAGTACAATGAAATTGAAGAACCTAAAAGCATGGAAGACTACAGCCCTAGGAATTATTCTAATTCTTGCTAGTATCTTGAGTGTCTTTGTGAAAAGTGTATCTTGGTCTGATGCTTCCTTCGGGATAGGTATCGGCCTAGTTTTAATCTTCAGCCCTGATACCATTTTAAGCAGGTTTGAAAAGTTCGTAAAGTAACTGAAACCAAATATTCCCTAAATGGAATTAAATAAAATAGCACGCAATGTGCATTCTCTTTCACTAAGCAAAGAGGAAAACAGAGTAGCCCTTCTTTCGGATCTTCATTGGGATAATCCAAAGTGCGACAGGGATATGCTCAAAAGACATCTTGACTACTGCCTTGAAAATCAAATTCCTGTTTTTATCAATGGGGATTTTTTCTGCTTAATGCAGGGCAAGGGAGATCGAAGAGGTAATAAAAGCGACATCCTTCCTGAGCATAACAATGCAAAGTACTTGGATAGCATAGTTGAAACGGCAGTAGAGTGGTGGTCACCTTATGCTTCCATTTTGACTGTGATAGGTTACGGGAATCATGAGACTGCCATCATCAAATATCAGGAGACCGATATCCTTCAGAGATTTGTAGACCTATTCAACTACAAGAATCAAAGCAATGTCTACACCGGTGGATATGGCGGATGGATAGTTCTGAAATACGAGATGAAAACTAATACTTTCATGACTAAAAATCTGAAGTATTTTCACGGATCAGGTGGAGGTGGAATTGTTACCAAGGGCGCTATCAACTTGACAAGAGCCTTGGAGACCTATGAGAATATGGATGTCTTTGTGATGGGTCACATTCACGAGAATGCTAGTAGAAATGATGTAAGGGACTGCCTCCACTACAATCAAGGGAAGAGGGTATACGAATTACAGCAGAAGCAGATTCACCTTGCTATCACGGGGTCTTACAAAGAAGAGTACGGAGATGGTTCGCATGGATGGCATATTGAGAGGGGCGCACCTGTTAAGCCTGTAGGAGGTAGGATATTAACCCTTCACGGCAGAAGATCAGTAAGGGATGGTTCAGAGAATTATGAAATATTGGTAGACTCCCATAAGTTTCCGCTATGAAAGTAGAACTATCATTCAATCTACCTGAAGAAGAGGATGACTTCCGAGCAGCCATAAACGGGCAGAAGTTAAGATCTATCACTTATGACTTTGACCAATGGCTAAGAAACCAAATCAAGTACGAAGATCTCACAGATGAGGAATACCAAACCTTACAAAAGTGCAGAGATCAGTTTAGGGCTATGTTTTACGATGAAGACCTATTTATAACTCAATGAAAGAACTGCTAGACGATGAACGAATCAGGATTGCTACCATCTCTTTTTTGATAGGGGTAGTACTTGCTTTTGTGGTATACCCTAGACCTGAGCAGGAGACAGTCTACAAAACAGAAACGAAGGTAGAAACAGACACAATCTACTCTCATGTAGTGGATACTATTTACATCCCAAAAACTAGGATTAAAACTCAGGTTTTGAGGGATACAGTACTAAAAGAATATCAGCCTAAAATAAGCCTGTTTAAGACCTCTTTTCCTTCCGACTATGGAAGTACCCATGTAAGCGGTGAAGTCCTTGGAGAAGTCCTAAAAATGACTGCTACGAACGATTTTAAAATACCTGTAGTCACGAACACAATAACCGAAACAAAAACAGAGACAATAATCAAGAAGCCGAAGGGGATTTATTTAGGTGCCGGAGTAAATTCTCTCTTGCAACCAAGCGCAAAAATTTCCTACCTTGATAACAAGTACCTGTTTTCGTATCAATTCGAACCACTACAGGGAGTGCATCAGGTAGGGGTATCTAAAAAAATATTTTAAATGTGGATTGAAATCGAAGTCATGCTATCAGGCCAAACCATTGACTGGAAATCTCTAGGCTTGGAAGTTCAGCACGAATGGTCAAGGCGGATGGTAAGGATTGGGGACATCCAATATGTTCAGGAGTTACTTCATGATATCCAGATCATCTACTTCTATGACAATACTTCCTGCTTGATCAAGGGCAGGTATCAAGATATTAGGACTGAAATTCTTCACCTAGATCAGGAAAGCGACCTGGACTAATTCGGATTTTTTTCGAAAAAGTGCATGAATTTTTACTAAAAGTTAATGCATTTTTATATGCCAAAAGATATAATTTTTAAAGGATTTGGCAGATTATATGCAAATGAATATAGGCTAGTCCTCGTTTGCTATCCTATTTTTCAGCCTGTTTTCCCTGTTCCTTTTGTACCTTTCCTCTTGCGTTTGAATCTTCAGCAGGACTAGATACCCTATCAAATCATTGATTACATCTTCGTCATCCTTTTCCAGGCTCCCGTTTTTTATTCGCTTTAGTTTGTCATCTATGCGGATAAGCAGACCTTCCCTAGGATCTAGTTTTGAGAATATGCCTATAGGCTCAAGGGCAGAGTTTCCATACTTGAGATTTTTAGAGACTAGCAGATCTGTTATCTCTGATAGGACTTTATATACTTTTTCGTGAAAGTTCATGGGATAAGGTATTCAAAGATGGCTATAACTATCAAGGCAAAGATAAGAGAAAATCCAACTACTTTAAAGAAGGATCTAGATCTCTGACTCATGGCACTCCTTGAATGATTTAAACCTATCCCCTTTCAGGTACTGGCTTGATTTGAATTTTGACCTTCCCTTCTTAATCAGGAAGCCATCCTCAAATAGGATGTAGAATTCATTCTCACTGACTACCTCATTGAATTGAATGTAGTCTATCCACCACTCAGCAGGCTTGCGGTTTTCATCCATGACTTTTGAAGCCCTTCCGTATCCAAACGGATTCAAGATCTCGATTTCTTCCATAGTTTTTTTTGGCAAGTTATAACCATAAAAAAGCACACTCGAAAAAAATCTCACTTTTTGTGTAAAATTTTTTCACAAATATTTTTTTTTCTAATTTTTTCCTTCGATATTTGATTCATCAAACAGGGACATAAAACCAAAAACACCATGAAAGCAATCGAAAAAGTACAGCAGGAACTAAACAAAGTATTCGCAATGCAGGATCAACTTCAGAAGGAAGTTTGGACAAAGGAAAACTATCAGATCAATTCAATGAGAGAAGATATGCTTTCAGAAATGGCATCTACTCTTTCACAAGTATTGAGAAGCCTAGAAGAAGAAAATGAAGACTTGGAATATATCAGCCTAAACGAAAGATAAAACACAGCCCTTCGGGGCTTTACTTTAAACCCTAAAAAAAATGAACTACGAAACAGAAAATTTCTACGATCAAGAGATCGAATTCACCTACGAAGGTAGGGAGTATGTATGGCAAGGTGACTACACCATCGAACACACAGGTGAAGATGAAAGCGAGTATGCTCCTGCCTATGGCGAAATGGAGATCAGCATCGATCACACATCAAGCCTGTCCTATTATGATGAAGATCTCGAGAAGGTAGTGGAGGTCAAGCCTACTGCTTCGATCCTCATGGAGTTAGAAATACAAATTGAAAGAAACTATTAACCAAATAAACACAAACCAAATGAAAGAACTTATTAAAATTCAGGCAGAATTGAAAGCCCCAAAGAATCAATTTAATTCCTTCGGCAAGTACAAGTACAGATCAGTAGAAGACATCTTAGAAGCGGTGAAGCCTTTACTATTAAAGTATGAATGCACCTTGATAATTGAAGATGAAGTTAAGGAAGTAGGAGGTATAGTATTTATTGAATCAACTGCTTCAATTCAGAAGGACATGGAAGGCAGAGCGGTTACTGCTCAGGCAGGCATTGACATAAATCGTAAAGGCATGGACATAGCGCAGTCATTTGGATCATCTTCATCCTATGCTAGAAAGTACGCATTGAATGGTTTATTCCTGATTGATGATACCAAAGATCCTGATTCAACAAATGACCATCAGCCAAAAGCCCCTGATAAGGTAGCACCTACAGAGCAGCAGTTCGCAGGGATAGTGCAGTACTTGAATGGAACTCCAGAGCAGCAGAAGACAGCCAAGGAGGCACTAAAAAAGTACAAGTTAACCAATGATCAAAAAGAAATAATCGAAGGACTACTATGAACCTATACCAGATAACACAGGAGGCGCAGTATTTGGCTGCCCTCCTTGAAACCGAAGAACTGACTCCAGAACTAGAAGCAGAACTGCTAATCAATCAGGAGCAACTTCAAAGCAAAGGCATAAACTATGCAAAGGTGATAGCCAACTACCAAAGTGAGAGCGATGCTATAGATGCCGAAATCAAGCGACTCAAGGCTATGAAAGAAAGCAGAGATAAGAAGGTTACCTGGCTAACAGAAAGCCTCAAGAAAGCCATGCTAGTAAGCGGAATCGAGAAGATAGAAAGCCCACTATTCAAGATATCCTTAAGAAGATCTGAAGCGGTGGAGGTGGATGTAGTAGAAGCCCTGCCTGCTTCTTTTCAGAATGTCAAGAATGTAGTAACGGCAGATAAGATGGCAATCAAAGAAGCCATTAAAAAAGGAGAGAATGTATTCGGTGCTAGAATAGTAGAAAACTTCAACCTATCAATCAAATGAAATACCTAGGGAAAGAAATACAGAGACCAGGAGACCTTGCCCCGAAGGGGGTGAAGTCTACCTACCAAACAGAAAAACTTCCATTCAATGAAACCTTTTATAGATTATGGCTACTTGCAAACATGAAAGCCTAGCACCCCTTGTCAAGGATCTATATGCTCAAGGCTACACAAGGAATAAGATAGCCGAGATCATGGGGGTCAAGAATATAGTAGTACAGTACATCCTCTATAAGATCCTGCTAGTAAACAAAAGCAATTCAAGAAGTAACTTGATGGAAGTACTACCAAAGGATCAGGTAAACAGGATAATAACCCTTTCCTGTTGGGGGTACAATAACTATGAGATAGCAGAGGATCTGGATTTGCCTGTGAAGAATGTCACTCTGGTGATCAAGGAGGCACGGAATAAAAAATTAATTCAAAAATTTTGTTGAAATATTTTTTTTCTAATTTATTTCTAAGATATTTGGCATATCAAATAACTCTAACCAAATAACAAAATGAAAAAGCAAAACTCACTAGCCTATTTAGAGGCAAAAGGAATGTCAAAGGTTTGGGAAGCCTATGCTGAACATTACGCAGCAGAAGAAATAATGGAAGAGGGATTTAATCCTAATTCCGGGTATGTTTATATAGCATTAGAAAACGGAATTACAATAGCCTCTTCATTCGGTCAAGATGTTGAATATATAATTTACGATTTTGATACGGATGATGAAATGATCTTTGATTCATTTGAAGAATTAGAAATTTATTTAATCCAACAAAACGAAAAATAACCATGAAAACACTAGGAAAAATCATCTACTTTATCGTAGCCATGTCTCCAATCTTTGCCCTAGGCTATATGCTAGGGATGAAACTTTAATCTAAACACAAAAAAACCTATGGAAAATTTCAAAATCAAAATCACCCAAACTCAGGAAGTAGAGAGCGAAGTCTCTATCCCAAAGTACTTCACGTTAAATAAGTACTATCACTACAAACTGCTTTCAGATTCGGCAGTCATAGCAGTAAACTACTTTACTGATAAACTTGACAACTTAGTAGCCCTTGAATTGTGGCCATCTATCAAGGTGGAGCACATCAGGTATGTGACCTACATTCTCAAGGCTGATAACCTAGAAGAGATAACAGAAGAAGAATTCACTTCACACCTAAATGCTGCTAAAAAATTAATCTATTCGCTATGAAATCCACAGACTCACAAACTGCACTCATAAAGGGATGGCTATTGAATGGCTACTCGATCACTCAATTAGATGCGTTAAATATGTTCGGCTGCTTCCGGTTATCCGCAAGGATAGCCAACCTTCGAGAGGAAGGGCTTGACATTGTTACCGACATGGTGAATGTAAACGATAAACGAATAGCAAAATACTACCTGAACAAATGACGAGAGAAGAAATAATTACCGAACTAAATCACCGTAGTACGCAGAAGTACTTGGTGTACCTAGCCCTGCAGGAGATCATGCTAGACTACTATGAGGATGTATCTATGCTCAAGTTCTTTGACCTGGATCTGCAGACTAAGCACAAGAACATGATCAATGCATTAAAGAGGAAGTCTACGCAGGCTTTTAGATACCTTGAGGGGTACGATAATGGCGAAGCAACTATCAAGCAGTTTCACGAATTCGTGACCTTGTTTGAAAGGCTTCACACTGCTATAGATGAAGGAGGAAGCATCTTTCATGATTGTTTGAATGCAGTAGAAGAAATCCTAGATAAGAATGAAAAGGCGCAGAGTAACTGAAGAGGAAAAGCAGATGATCTTTGAGGGATGGCAGGATAGAAAGCCAATTAAGGTAATTGCACTTGAATTAGGAAGATGCTATGGGACTGTTTATACTGAATTAAAAAAAAGGTATCTAGTAGGATAATTAAAAAAAGTTTTATATTTGTACATCGAATCATTCCTGTGTGGAAGCGAGAATGATTCCATAGGTTAACTAAACCTGAGCCTGGCAGTCTTCCACCTGTCGGGCTTTTTTATTTTATGCAGGGTAAAAAATCATTTGTTTTGTACACGGATCAAAGGGAAGTTTTCGATGAACTTTCAGATGAAGATGCCGGTAAATTGATCAAGCATATTTTCGCTTACGTCAATGATGAAGATCCTATCACAGAGGATAAACTTTTGAAGGTGGCATTTCTTCCAATTAAGACTCAACTAAAAAGAGACCTTAAAATATGGGATGAAAAGAAAAGCCAAAGGGCAGAGGCAGGTAAAAAAGGAGGTCTAGCAAAATCTAGCAATGCTAAGCAAAGTCTAGCAAATCCTAGCAATGCTACAAATGATGTAGCAAATCTACCTGTAAATGTAAATGGTAATGTAAATGTAAATGGTAATGTAAATGATATTTCTTCTATTACTATTTTTACTAATAGGGGTATTCGAGGTAAAAATTTATTTGAAGAGATGTCTCACATCTATGATTTAAATGATGACCAGGTAAACAAACTATTTCAGGAATGGGAGTTGACTCATGAAGGTCAAAAATTTGAAGGTGAAAAGCATTTAAAGAATAGTTTTATCTTGTTTGTAAAAAATAATGCAAGCAGATTTAAGCAGCAAAGAGGTAATACTTACCGGGCAAAAGAAGAAAAGCCGAAAAGTAAAAACATATTTGCGGATATGTACCAGGAATTATTAAAGGAAGAGGAACTTAAAAAATCAAATCAATGAAAGCGACAATTTTAAAACACCTTCAAAAAATGGAATTTGTCTGTGGTTTGAAGCAATTCAAAGATTACAATCAGGAAGATGCCACAAACCTACTTGAATGTCTTGATAAATTATTTACCAGTTATGGATGGATGAATGAAATCAGGGTAGACTACATCCTTCAAGCAGGCATGAGAGGACAATACGGTGACTTCTACCATGTAAATGAAAAGTCTGTAAGCGGATGGATTAACCAATACTATGCACACCATCAAAGCCAAATAGTTCAGGAAGTACAGGCTATGAATAATGTAGATCGTGAACCTACAAATGAAGAAATAGAATACTGGATTGAAATAGGTAAGCAGATATTCCGTGATAATTACCAATACGCAAAGGATCACGGCTACTGCAAGGATCTAGCAGAATGGGGTGCAAATTGGTTTAATAAGTTTCAAGAAAAAGGAATCTTAAAGCCTTGGATGTATCAGGTAGAAGATATTGAGAATGATGTACGAAGGGAATTGAGACTTACTACCCGGTACATAGATGAAGTTACTGTAGGCGCAAAGTCAAAAAATAAAATCTGGAAACTATTCATTTTGGAATCTATAAAAGAAAATAGAAACCTAGACAAATTGATATGAAAAAGATAATCAAGAGTTTCACACCTTCAAAGCAGGATCTATTCAGCATACAGTCTACCTTGCTTTCGATCTTTACCCTGCTGCATTTTGAATTTGAAGTAGGCTTTCTTTTCATGGTGATAGTAGCCCTATACACTATAGGGATGGATCTAATCTATAAGGCTTGCAGATGATACAATTTAAGATAAATGAGAAGCCCATGTCCGTGAATTTAGCCTGGCAGGGAAAGAGATTTAAAACACCTGCCTACAAGGACTATGAAAAGGGGATGATTTTAAGAATGCCAAAAGGTAAGATAGAAACTTATGAGATGCTACGTGTTGAATTCTTCTTTGGATTTAGCAACAAAGCAAGCGATCTAGACAATCCGGTTAAATTACTCATGGACATAGCGCAAAAGAAGTACGGCTTTAATGATAAAATGGTATTTGAGTTAAATGTCAGGAAGTGCATAGTCAAGAAAGGTGAAGAATTTATTCAGATGGGGATCTATAAGATGCTACCTTTTTAGACAAAATTCATCTTTTAAAGTTGGATATTAATTTTAATACTATATTTGAATAAATAACAAACCAAATGAGCGTAGAAGAAGGAAGATTCATAAGACAAGCCAGGAAGAAAAGCGGCTTCACTCAGTTAGAACTCTGTAAGAAACTAGGCATATCTCATGCACCTATCAATCAGGTAGAGAATGGATGGGAATCTATCAGCCTTTTCAATCTTAGAATGATCTGCGAGGCTATAGGATTAGAAGTTGTAATCAGAGAAAAGAGGGAAGGCTAAGTGATCCCACCTGCCTGCAATTGGGGTGTGAGTTGTTAGCAGGTAGCCTTCCTTATTACGGCATAAATGCCACAATTAAAAAGAAATCTTAAAAAGATGAAAAGGAATAATTTATTTACTCCATTTTGCGAAAGTAAACACACATATAAAGATGTTCTTTTTTATGTAGATTATTGCGGTAATGATTGGTGGCAGTGTAGTGACCAAGGTCATATAGTAAGAGAAAGAGGTAGAAGCAAGGAAGAAGCAATAGAGAAAACTCATATTAGATGGGACGTTTACATAAATAAAATAGAAAATCAGAATGCCTAGAATGCTTCCCAAATCCCGACTAGATTACTCTCTTGAGATCCGCTACAGGCTTTCAAGCGGGGAGTGGTCTAAGTGGATGAATAAGGGTAAAGGCAGTTTTCAAAGTATCGAATTAGTACAGATTCAAATCAGACTCCTTGCGGCTTCATTTAAAGGCCGTGACAAGGAGATCAGGTTCGAATGGAACGGATGGCTATGTGACTATGCAGGGCTTCCTACAGGCGAAGTAATTAGCCTCAAATGAAAGCGATCGGATGGCTATATGATCAGGAGTTTAAATATGTTTTCCAGAACATAGGTAAGGATCTATGGGAAGATCTCAGGCAAGAGGTAGCGGTCATAGTCCTAGAATACGATGCCGAAAAAATAAGGGAATTAGAAGCCAAAGGAAAGCAGGTTTTCAAGTTCTGGATTGTCAGGATCTGCTGCAATCAAACCAACAGCAAATATGGGAAGTTTGGCAGGATGTATGCAGCCTTAGTTCCCGTGGAGGATATAGTCAAGTTCATTAAAGAAGAGGAGGAGATCGATAACAGCCAAGCGGTAGCAGACTCAATTTCAAAGATAGTGCAGGGGCTGTACTGGTACGATCAGGAGATTCTCAAAATGTATGTGGAACTCGGGTCAGTTAGGAAGGTATCAAAGCAGACAGGCATTCCGCATACTTCGATTTTTATCACAATTAAAAATATCAGAAAATGTATCAAGCAGCAGTTAGTATACTAGGGTCGATCGGGATTACCTTGATTTACTTCTACATCCTCAATATTCCTGCGGTATTTACAAGGGTAACAAAGCGGAAACTAGTCAAGCCTTTCTCCTGCTCCTTCTGTCTGTCCTTCTGGATTAGCCTGTTTTTTCTAATCTTAAAAACGGATTTACTAGAAGCGATATTTATAAGTAGTATAGTACCCTTCATCTACCTAAATGTGGAGGATCATTTCACTAACAAATTTCAATCATGACTCCAGAAGATCACGAACTATTCAAGAAGCATTTTGAACTTTACGAATGCTACAAAAAGCACGCTTTCATCCGGAACTACTCTAAGGATGTATATGCGGATCTCATTCACCTATACACTACCTATGTCAATCCGAAGCACAATTTCAGCCATTGGTGCAGTTCATGTAGGGCAGAACTAGTCAACTACCTTTATGGGTGGTACACCAATGACCAAAATACTACTTGGTACAGAAAGCAGCAGGAAGAAGAAGCAGCACAGGCTTTGCAGGAGGTAGAAGTACCTTTCACCACAGAGACACCGGTGATAGAAAACAAGCCAATCAAGAGAAGAAGAAAAACCAAATAAATAAACACATGGACAACAAACCAAAAACAAGACTAGGCAACGGAAAGAAGAGAAACGATTCCTGGATCACGGCTTCGCTATGCCTATCAGATGCCGAGGCGCACGCATACACCTACAACGGGAAGAAGTATGTGAATCTGAATGTAAACATCTACGATAAGCCGAATGAATACGGCAAGGATGTGGCAATCAGTTTGAATGAATACAAGAAAGATGAAGGGGCAAAGCCACAGGTTAACAAGATGCCTGCTACTCCTGCAACTCCTTACCAGGCTGAAGACTACGATCTACCCTTCTAACTATGGCAAAGTTCAAATTAGAAGTGGAGGAAGGGTTCTATGAATCTGACAGCCTTACATCCCTGATCCTTGAGGTGCTGAAGCATAGGTTCTGGCATCTCAGGACTCATGGCAAGTGGATGGATTAATGAGAAAGCACACAAAGATTTACATGGAATATTTCGGCTATACCATTGCCGATTTTATTCCATGTGAGTCATGTGGATCTCAAGCAGTAGACATTCACCACATAAAGGCTAGAGGTATGGGAGGAAGCAAAACAGCGGATAGGATAGAGAACTTAATGGCTTTGTGTAGAAAATGTCACGATACCATGGGGGACACAAAAACCCATAGGGAATTTTTAGAATCTAAGCACGAACAAAAAATGAATCAATTTCAAACCAAAAAAAAATAATCATGTCAAATTTCCAATTAAATTTTAACAGCCCGAAAAAAGTAGTAAGCATCACACTAGATGAAGAGGAAGGAATATTTCAACTAGCGTACTTGTTTAAGAAGTTACTAGATGATGCAGGGATTCCCAACAAACTAGAAGAAAAAGAAGTAGAAGCATTAGAGGCTACTGAAGAATCAAACAAGTGAAAAAATGAAAACTGAAAAGGTAAAAATCTCTGAGGTGAAAATGAATCCTAATAACCCTAGGGTAATTAAGGATGACAAGTTTTCAAAATTGGTTCGGTCTATTCAAGAATTCCCTAAAATGCTTGAGATCAGGCCGATAGTAGTTAATTCAGATATGATTGTGTTAGGCGGTAATATGAGGCTAAAAGCCTGTAAAGAAGCCGGTCTTAAAGAGGTACCAATTATCCTAGCAGATAACCTTACCGAAGATGAGCAAAAGCAGTTTATCATTAAGGATAATGTAGGCTTCGGTGAATGGGATTGGGATATGCTAGCAAATGAATGGGAAGCTGAATTGCTTGAAGAATGGGGGCTTAGTATTCCTAATTGGGGAGAGACTCCAGACTATTCAATTTTAGATGATGAAGACGTAAGTGATCAACTTGATGATATGACCAATGGAGTAAAGAAAGCAATCCAAATAGAATTTGATCTAGAACATTATGAGGAGGCTTTTGAATTGGTTAAGTTCTGGAGGGAACAGGGTGCCTATGTAGGTGCAATGATTGTAGAACACCTGAAAGCGGAAAAGCAAAAATTATGATACTTAAAAGAAGTGCCATAAATGGAATTCATTTCTTTTACCGGGAAGGATTTTCTGATTTGAAAACTTTTGAGGAAGTGATCGGAAATAAAACCTATCTAAAAAAAGGAATGACAATAGAGCCGGGGGAAGATTGGATGGATTGTGGAGGTAATGTAGGGGCTTTTGCTTTGTTAGCCTGTTCAAAAGGTGCAAATGTCACAGTCTATGAACCTGATCCTTATAACTGCGACATGATAGAAAAGAATCTGATGCTAAACGGATTCAGGGCGGAGATCAAGAATGTAGCCTTAGTTCACGATGACAGGAAAGAAGCCATTTTATTCATAGGTAACAATAATCAAGTATGGAGAAATTCACTTGTTAAGAAATGGAATAATAAGGGAATCAAGGTGAAATGCGCTAACTTCGATTCAGAGGCAGATTCTTTTAATTGCTGCAAGATGGATATAGAGGGTGCCGAAATGCCGATCCTTGAAAATACAAATAAGACATTCAAAAAATTGGTTTATGAATGGAGTTTTGACGTAGATCCTAGCCTATCAAGATTATGGTCTCTAATCGAGAAGCAAGAAAAAAATTACAATATAAATTACGAAAAGCATAGAATTTGCCATGATGATAAAAGGGAAGTCCAATGGCAAAAATCCTGGTTCCCTGCTTGCACAAATGTTTTTGCTTTTAACAGATAAAAAAAAATGAAAAGAATTGATTTAATTAAAGTAGATCATGATCGAAAGATCGGAGATAATTGTGAATACATTGAACCTAATGTAATTGAAGACAGCATATTTTATGCTGATGGTGAACCCATTGGTTTTTACCTAACTAAAATGCCTGAAAAGATGTGCAAATTAGCAGATTTGGCTAACGCAGAATTACAAAGCAAAAAAGTGCCAAAGAGCGAAATGGGTAGAAGTGCAGGCCAATACACAAAAGAAAATGTTGTAAAACAATATTCTACAATTTTAGGTAGTGTTCCTCCTAGGCCTCATAATCGAAGACCTTATCCTTCTATCTCTTCCGTACATTCAGTTAAGACAGCGCAAACTTTTATTAAGGCTATGCTTTTACTTGCTAGAGAAAGTGAAGAATTGATAAAGGAAATAATTCCAAATCAATATGAAAAGCAGATAGAATTATTTAAAGAGGTTCCTAGTAAATGGAGATTTTCAAATCTGTTTACAAGTTCAATTTCTAATTTTAATATCTCAGCACCTTTTCACAGGGATGCAGGCAATATAGTGGGAGCCGTAAATGTTATCATTTGCAAAAAGCAAAACTCAAAAGGAGGAGATCTTCACATCCCGGATTATAACGCTACTATTGGGCAGAAGGATAATTCAATTTTAGTATATCCGGCTTGGAGGAATGTTCACGGGGTTACTCCAATCATTCCAACCCATGAAGGAGGCTACAGAAACAGCCTAGTATTTTATCCTTTGAAAGCGTTTAAAGGGTTAGAGTAAATAACAAAAATCAACACTATGAAAAAGCCGGAAAGATCTGTAATAGAGAAAGCCATTATTAAGTCATTTGGGAACCTCTCAACGGCCGCAAGATCATTGCAGGTAGATAGGGTTACCCTTTACAAATGGATTGAGCAGGAGGGCTTAGAACAGGCTGTAATCGAAGGAAGAAATACCAGGCTTGATTTTGTTGAAAGCAAACTAGATCAGAAGATTGATAGCGGTGATACTACTGCTATCATCTTCTTTCTAAAAACACAGGGCAAATCTAGGGGATATGTCGAGAGGCAGGAGATCACCGGGGCAGATGGCAAGAAAGTTTTTGAAGTCACTATCGTAGATGACAATCACGAGCATTAAAACAAACAAAGTATTCAGGCACCTTGAGGCTAGCAAATCTAAGATAGTAGTAGAGCAAGGTGGCACCAGATCCGGGAAGACTTACAATATCCTTCTTTGGATTATTTTTTCATACTGCGAAAGGAACAGGGGTAAGATTATAACCATCTGCCGGAAGACTTTCCCTGCTTTGAGGGGTACTGTGATGCGTGACTTTTTCACCATCCTTAAAGATCATGAAATTTACTATGAGGATGCTCACAGCAAAACGGCAAACGAATACACGATCAATACAAATACGATTGAATTTATTTCCCTTGATATGCCTCAAAAAATCAGGGGTAGAAAAAGGGACTTGCTTTTTATTAATGAAGCAAATGAGTTGATCTTTGAAGATTGGCAGCAACTAATTTTTAGAACCACAGAGCAGGCTATTCTAGACTACAACCCTTCTGAAGAATTCCACTGGATCTATGACCAGATACTTACCCGGAAGGATGTAGAATTTCACCAGACTACCTACAAGGATAACCCATTTTTAGGGGATGTGGTTAAGCAGGAGATCGAAAGGCTCAAGGAGATTGATGAAAACTATTGGAGGGTCTACGGGCTAGGGGAAAGGGGTCAGAGCCGATCCCTAGTATATACCTTCAGTACTACCAAGCAGATACCCAAGGAGGCTAAACTTGTGGCCTATGGTTTGGACTTTGGATTTAGCAATGATCCTACGGCATTGGTGCGGACTTACATCCTTGATGATGCCATGTATGTAGATGAACTGATATACAGGACAGGCATGACCAATCAGGACATAGCAAAAGAAATGCAAAGCCTGGGCCTTGATAAGGCTAATGAAATATTTGCCGATTCAGCAGAGCCAAAAAGCATTGAGGAGATATACCGAATGGGATGGAACGTGAAGCCTGTGGTGAAAGGCGCTATCAATCTAGGGATAGACATCATCAGGAGATACAACCTTTATGCAACCGAGGGAAGTTACAACCTGATCAAGGAACTAAGAAACTACAAATACATTGAGGATAAAAACGGGCAGATGACTAACAAGCCTGTAGATAATTTTAATCACGCCTTGGATGCTCTCAGGTATTCGGTGGTGAATAAGATCAGTAACAGCCATCTAGGGAAGTACTCCTTCAGATAAATACATCAAACCTTAAAAATATATTTCTAATCATGTGGGATAAATTGACTGTCGGGCAGTTCATCAGCCTGTACGATATCGAAACGAACGCAAATCTGAATATCATTGAGAAGCAGGCAAAGATGCTTGCTATCGTGGAGGGTAAAAGTGAGGAACACTATGATACCTACAAGTATCGAGATCTCATGCACACCTACGCAGAGAAGTTAGATTTCTTTAATAATATTCCACAGACCAAACCTGTAGACTATTTGCAGGTAGGGGATAACAGGTACAAGTTCTGCCATGAACTACACGAGATTACGGCAGGGCAGTACATTGATATTTTGGCTTTTAGCGGTGAGATAATGCAACTCAATAAGATTGCAGCGTGCTTCTTTCTACCGATGAAAGGGAAGAAGTATCAGGGGTACGGGGTAGTACCTCATGACGTGGTGGCAGACGATTTGCTAGGGGCAAAATTCATAGAAGTATATGCTTGTATGCTTTTTTTTTGTCAATTATTCAGCGAATTAATAAGCAGTATCACAATTTACTCAATGGAGAACAAGGAGATGGCGAAGAAGGTAGTGGATTTATGGCAAGGTGGGGCTGGGTATTTAGCACTAAGCAGGTCGCAGACTTCCAGAACATAAAGGTAAATGATGCCTATGATTTGAGGGTAGTGGAGTACTTGAATACCCTTGCATATTTGAAGGATTACAATAAGGACAAAGAAGCGCAGTTAAAGAAATGGCAGTTGCAACAAAAACTCAAGTAGCGAATTTAAACATAGGCGGAAGGAAACTCGAGCCTAGCGAATATGTCGCTGCTGTAGAAGGCACGTTAATCAAAAACGTGAGCGATGCCATGACCAAACTAGGCATTAACATAGTTGAAAACCTAGCCAAAAATACACCTGCGGATTCAGGCAGATTGTCTTCCTCTTTTTCAGTCCTAGGGGTAAAGGAAACTAAGACAGGATACAGGCTTGAGATAGGTATAGGGGTAGACTATGCAGACTACATAGACAAGGGGGTAAGGGGTATTCAAAACAAGCGGAAGACCTACAAGAATGATCAGGGTAAGTTCTACCAATTCAAGACCTACGGGATGCCTCCTGAAGCCTTACAGCAGTTGCAAGGATGGATGCAAAGAAAGAACATGGAGATCGAAGCAACTAACCTGATAGAGGGCAGAAATGTACTTCCTCAGATTTCAACAAGTGCTAAGAGATTAGCATACTACATCAAAAAGTACGGTATTGAAGGAAGGCAATTCATCAAGAAATCAATAGATGAAGCAACCCCTGAATTCAATGTCGACATTCAAACCATTGGAAGTGACTCACTCGTTTTAAGAATAAGCAAATGATAACCCTAGTAGAACCAAGCATAGACATTCTTCCGGCATTCAATCGGATTAACTACACGATAAGCAGCACGAACTCGGAAGAGATCGGTTTCAAGTATGTGGTCAAAGTTTATAACTCAGACGATGAACTCGTAACTACAGCATACTACGATAGCCCTGCTGATCCTGGAGATCCTGTGGAGTTCGATGTTTCAAAATATGTATCTGTAGACTTCACCTACAGCAAAGGGTTCTATGAAACGGCTACTTCCTCAAGTTCAAAGAATGCTATAAAGGGATACTACCTGAAGTGCTACGAATACTACGAAGTTGATGGGGAATTTGTCATAGTCCTAGCAAGCGAGGTAGTGAGTGAAACCAAGTACGCTTTCGCAGGGGCTTTGCCTTTGCTTGAGTTGAAGAATTGGTACTCAGGCCAGGCTCAGTATTGGGGATCTAGCAACACAGTCTACAAGCCTTTGACAGCATGGGATACTATCAAACTCAGAGAGACCGATTCTCAGGTTTTCGGCTTTATCAATACGGGTCTTTTGACCAATGTAGAACTATTGGTTACTTACAATAACGCAACCACTCAGACCTACTATATCACACCAACCACAGTAACAAGTCCACACATCACCTACATTCAGATAACTCCTTTGACCTATGGAGGTAGTGTAGCATCTATTCAATTATTCGTGAATTGGAATAACGGATCTACAAGAAGGTACAAATTCGCTACCCTATACACTCAATCATGTGGCAGGTACGATCCTATGCGGATAGCCTACCTGAATAAGTTCGGGGTTTATGATTTCTTCAACTTTGACCTAGTGAATAAGACTAGTTTTCAGATTGAAAAGAAAGGCTATGAGAGAAACTACAACGGGGATATTTACGAGGCGAATGGGATCGTGGTAAAGAACGTGAACCCTATCTACTTCACAAAGGAAACTCAGAATTGGAGAATCATTTCGGACTACATTAATGACGTTCAGGCGGAACTACTAAGGGAACTGTACTCAAGCCCTTTGGTTTATTTGAATTTGGTAAATGATAACTACATCACTCCTTCATGGATACCGGTGAAGCCTAACGCTACCACATACGAGGTAAAGAAAACTGCCTCTGATAAGTTATTCAACTTAGAAATAGACGTAGAATTCCAACTACTAAACACCAGACAGGTAATATGAGCGCAAGGCTATTCGTAGAAGGGATCGAAGCGGATACCCTTGGAGATATTGACGTAGACTTCACCTTCTCGGTGGCGGATGTTAGCGACATTGAGAGGCGAAATACTTCCTATTCAAAGACTATTATCCTGCCAAACACGGCAAAAAATCAAAGCCTTTTTGGGAATATCTTTGATATCTCTGTGAATAATGACTACTACGAAGAGGATGTCAATATCGGGGTAAACTTCAACCCTGCTAAACAGGCAAAGGCTCAGATATTCCTTGATAACGTCAAGATATTTGACGGGGTTTTAAGGATGTCTAAGATCAATTCTAGGGAAGGGGATATCACTTACGAGGTCAATATGTTCGGAAGGCTTCGGGATATTCTCCATGAGTTGGGGGATAAGACCCTAGCAGAACTAAATTTTGCGGACTATGACCACGTCTGGAATAGAACCAATATTGAAAATTCATGGGGTAGGACTGAATGGGTAGAAGGTGCCCAGAACTATGTCTACCCTTTGGTAGATTATGGCTATAGTGTTGACTCAATTACCTACCCTATCAAGAACTTTAAGCCTGCGGTATTTGTCACCGAGATTTTGAAAAGAATCTTTGCCGAGGCTAACTTCCAGGTTACTGCTCCTTTCTTCAATTCTTTCTATTTCAGAAAGTTGCTACTGATCACGGCAGAGAAGACCATCACAAGAGAAAGCACTACCCTACTGAATCAGACTACTAACCTATTTCAGCAAGAGGTCACTACTGATTCAGACTTTATACATTTGCTAGGATTTACATCCGTAGAGACTTCAGGATTCACCATTACTAACTCAGGTACTCGATTCACATGGAATAAAGCGCAGCCTTTAAACACAGGATTAAACCTAAATTTTAGGATATTCTTAGAGGCTTTGCAGGGCTACACAGATAACGTCTGGACAGTCTCAGTTTTAAAGAATGGATCTGAGGTTTTGTATAGTAGCAAGTTAGTTTCCTTTATTTCTGCAGGTCAAATCTATGCATGGGATGTCTCAATAAGTGGAGGCATTGACCTTGCTTTGAATGACTACTTTGAAATCAGGCTAACCGGAGAGATTGCAGGATCAGGAACGAATACCCAACTGCAGACCGAGGTAGTGATTCAGCCTGGAGGAACATTTAAGATAGGCAACACAGTACCCGTGGCAGTAGAACTTGAAGAAGGGGATACTATGAAGATAGGCTACACCTTGCCCAAGTCAATGAAGCAGAGGGATTTCTTGAAGTCTATCATTTCAATGTACAACTTGTATGTAACTCAGGACAGGCTTCGTACAAATGTCCTTGAGATAGTACCCTATAATGAGTTCTATAGAACCTTCAAAGATCAGGCACTTGATTGGAGTGATAAACTAGACCAATCACAGGACATCACTATCACCCCTCTTTCCGAACTATCGGCAAAGGAATACAGGCTTACATTTGATGATGATTCAGACTACTGGTCTACTTCCTATAAGACCAAATTTAATGAGGCTTATGGGGAAAGTAGGACTATCATAGACAATGATTTTATACTTGATACCAAGACTGTCAAGGTGGTATTCAGTCCCCCTGTAATGCGGGAGCAGGTAGCAGGTAGAATCATGATTCACCTTTACAAGGTAGAGAATGGGGTCAAAGTACCTGACAACTTCAAGCCTCGTATAGCCTATTGGAAGCCACAGGTCGACTGCCCTTCTTGGAATATAGGATATGCTTCGGGCAATATTGCCTATACTAACTATCCCTATGCAGGTCACCTAGATGATCCTATCGAGCCTCAAACAGATGTGCTGTTTTCCTTCCCTCGGGAGGTCTATTTCTCGATTGGTCTATACCCTCAAAACAATAACCTTTACACGGAATATTACGAGGGGCTTATCACTTCAATAGGGGACAGGAATAGTAGGCTTTTGGAGGGGTATTTTTACCTAACTCCTACCGATATTTCAAACCTAGATTTCAGGACTATTGTGAAGGTAGGTGTTCACTACTTCCAACTTGAGAAGGTGGACAAATACAACCCAATTGCGAACGGCCTTTCCTACGTTTCCCTATTCAAGATCCTGAGAAATATCAGCCCTGTGGACTATGACTACATCCTCCTTGAGAATGATGCCTATATGCTACAGGAAAACGGGTCTTCAAGATTTTATATTTAAGAATTATGGCAGATAAGAGAATAAGTCAACTGATTGAGAGAACGGACATTGCTAATAACGATGTCCTTCCTATAGTAGCAAGCGGTGCTACCACTACAAACAAGGTAACGATTTCTACTATCCAAGATTGGATGCAGGACAACCTAGATGTAGGGGTCACTTCGGTGGGAATTACCCTAGGCACTACGGGAACGGATGTCAATG